TTGTATGTGTAATAAGCACCACCCTGTTTAATCAGATTTTGATCTTTTAGAACTTTAATCCAACTACCATAGTCAGCAATTCCACTATCAAAATAGATATCAAAATTTGCTTGACGTTGTGGTGGCCCCATACGATTCTTCACAACAACCGCTTTACATACGTTACCAACAACCTCGTCGCCTTTCTTGAGTTTACCTGTGTTGTTCAAACGAACTCGGACACTGCAATGATAAGCAAGTGACTTACCACCTGATACCACATACTTATCACCAAATGCCATAGCATTTAAATTCTGACGCAACTGATTAGTAAATACAGTAAGTACCTTCTGACGACCAATCATTGTAGTAATCTTGCGCATTGCTTTACTGATAATAATACTCTTACCAGTTGCATAACCATCCTTACCATGATCACTTTCCAATTCCGCCTTTGTTGATGCGGCTGCAACGGAGTCAACAATAATTGTAAGAATACGATCTTTGTTAGACTTTCTTACAATTGCAATCATCTTCTCCATCTGTTCAAAGATATCTTCAACAGTTTCACATTGAACATATAGAAGTTTAGATAAATCTACACCGAGACTTTTCCAGAATTCTGGGGCTGCTGAATTTTCTGTATCAATTACTACAGCAACACCACCTTTTTTTTGAGTGTCAGCAACAACATGTGCTGAAACTAGACTTTTTCCAGTTCCTTCCAATCCATTAAATTCAATCATCTTACCCACAGGTAGACCACCGTGTGGACGATTACTAATGGCTAGATCCAGAATAGAAGAACCCGTACTAATCCAATCACTAATTTCAGCAGGATTTTCCTGTTCATCTAAAAAATAAGCAATTTTACCACCGTCTTTGTTTGCTTTGTTTAACTCATTTGCCAACAATTCGATTAATTCGTCTCGTTGACCCGACTCTTTAATAACACTTTTTTTTGCCATAACGTATATAACTAGAAAGCCGGTGGGGTATAAAAACTCCACCGGCTTATTTTTATTTTTTAGGAGTTAAACAAGTCATCAAATGCTTGTTCTACACTGTCTTTACCTTTAGCTTTAACCGTACTTGGTGACTGTACTGCTTTAACTGAGGTTGTAACCATTGCTGGAGTGGTTGGTGCTGTGAATGGAACGTCGTCATCATCTGTGGGTGATGTAGCTGATGTAGTTGGTACAACAGTTTCAGCTGATTCTGTATCAGGATTCAACCACTTATCCATAACTTCTTTGAGCTCTTCATAAGAAAATTCCGGGAAAAGATCCAAGATGTTAACTTGTGACTTTAGAGCGTCAAGCAACTGTGCGTTTTTTGGATCAATCGCTACACTAACATTTGGCTTAACACGAATACTTGTTTCTGGGAAACTAGCTCCTCCTTCAGCAGTCTTAAATTCCACGACAATATCACGTCCACCGGTTAGATCGGTAATATCACCAAAGTCAGGATCACTAATGATTGATAGAAGTTCTTGATAAACTTGCTTACCAAATCCCCAGAACTTAACTCCTTCACCTTCTTCGCCACGGACAATTACGGGAGCAAATGTACGCATCTTGGGTTCCATCTTACGACCCATCTGCCAATCTTCTTTAGAACCAGTCTTCTTCAAACGGTTACTAAACTCAACAATCGGATCTGGACGACCAAAACTATCAGGAGATAGATACGTCTTGTTGTTGATGTTGTAATGAAACTTTAGTTCGATAAACGGATTATCAGGTTCATACTTGTAGGGAACAATACGAACTACTTGTTTACCTGGCTTTGGTTTCCAAATCAAGTTGGATTTTTGATTTGTGTTTGAAAGGGAGTTCAAACGACTCTTCAGCTTACTAATATCTAATGCCATAATTTATTTAATTATTTAATTGTTTAATTGTTAATTATTTGAACCAAATCACTCGACTCGGTTTATAACCAACCTAAATTCAGTGTACACTAGGTACACACCGAAATCAAGTCAAAAATAAATATTAAATTTCGTGGATAGAGAACAATTTTAATGGAACTATTTTTACACCGACATCGTTAGTTAAAATGATGCTGTTTTTATATAGTTCCCAACTTAACTGAAAGTTCTTGTCATATACTCCATTATTTTCGTCGGCAATCAACTTATTCATTGCGTTGAGCGTATATAGTGTATTTGTTTGCTTTTTACGATGAATACTAATTGTGCCTTTAAATCGATTATTAAGATCATTCTTTTCTACATTAAATGTAAGATATAGTTCTCGTAAATTATTCTCATTCGCAAATATAAAGATCTTATTGTCAATTAATTTATATTGCCGTGGTATTTCCTTCAGTGCATCTGTGTATTGAATACTATTTGAGAATGTACAGAGTAATTGTTTTTGTGTCATGGTATTTCAAATTCGAATTTACCGTTAATTTCCGCATCCATATCAAAGTAATCAGCAAAATATTCAAATCCTTTATCGACGATTTGTTTGACTGTAATTGATATTTTTATAACCATTCGTTTGAAAAATTCTTTCATTTTAACATAAAATACATTCAATGCGTTCTTGGCAGACGCTGATAAATTTTTTACAAACTCTAAACTATTTTGTACTACATTTTTAAATTCAACTCCTAAATTATTAATAAATGACATCAAACTTTCTTCAATTATTTGGTTCTCCAATAAAAGATAGTCAGTTTCGTCACATTCTTCTTTTACAATGCCAATTCTAAGTGATCCGCCACGTGCATTTCCTCTATCACGTACACCGAATTTAATTTTATTATAGTTATCGTTGATGAATTCATCTACTGTGTAAATCAAACAATCTCCTTGGCAATCCCATGTCATAATGTGATCCGCTACACATTTTTCCCCAGCAGAAAATCTTTTTTCGCCGGTAGAGAATTCTCTCAACAATGCTTTTTTGTATTTATCTTCGGTAAAAATCTTATTTAATTCAGCCAACATCTGATGCATTTCTTTTTCTTCTATTTTAATTTCAGTAACTGCATCTGGACTTTTAATTAACGATATTAAGTTATTTACAGCTTCTTTGGTTTTCATTTGATCACTAGTGGTTGATAACGTAGTCAAATTTTTATTAATAACAACTGCATGATTATAGTAAAATGATTTCTCCATCAACTGAGCAAGTGTTTGTGTAATATTTGCAACTATCTTGTTTTTGATATCGGGGAAATCTTTTAATACCGCAGAAATTACGGTGGTTAGTTCTTTATGTTGTGAAGATGCAATTTGTGATCCACCAGCTTTCTTTGCACTACATTTTATGTTACCATTGATGATTAAATCCGTTTTAGATATCTTTGATATACCCGCAAACTCTTCGGATAATTTACATCCAGATGATCCCAATATTTCAACAGAAGTAACTGGATTGCTAATTTCTTTATATTTACCTGTTTTTAACTTATCCGCTATTTTTTTAGCCACTGCGTTTTTTGATCCTTGAGGAGTATTAAATTCTTCTCCTATATAATTTTCCATTTCTCTCGCAGGACACGATTTATCCATGTCACTGTTTGCTTTAGATACAAACTTGTTTTTATATTTTTTGTACAGTGTAGATAATACAACAATAGTTTGTATATCTGTCTTATTATATTGAATCAAACGTTCATCTGACAAACTTCTAACTTTTACATATGTAGAAGCTGGTACTAAATTAACGTTATTGGTAGTTAGATATTTTTCAAAATCATTGAATGTAAACTGTATATCTCTACCTCTTGGAAATTTGAATGCGTCAAAATTAGTAGTTTCAAAAACTTTTTGGAAATAAAGTTCAGGTGGTATTGTTTTACCAGCATCATCTGTTCCAGCTATAGGTTCGTAAAACAAATTATCTTTCGCAATTTTAAAAAAATCACTACTATATTTTGGCGCTGCTGCTTCTTTTATAGATCCTCTGATTATAGTAGTTTTTATTGATTCATCATATATTTGTTCACCAATAAAACCACCTTCGGTATCATACCAATTAAAACCTTTTTTATAGAATCCAAATTTCACAGCTTCATCTACACTGTAATTTACAAGTGGACTTTGACCCAACAAAACTGATTGCACTGCAATTGCATCCAATTGTTTTTCTCTAGGAGTTCTTATATCTTTGTCGGTATCAATTATTTTTTTATCTAATGATGCATCTATAGAAACATCTATATCTTTTTCCTGCGCCGGAGGAACGTTGGCATCTTCACCTGATTTAATTCCGGCATTTGGTTCTGTAAAAATATTTGTCTGAGCTTTTTTGGGATTTTCCGCAAAATGTGTACCTTTAGTTACAGCCCTGTCTCTATATTGTTTATTTGGAAACGTTACAAGTATGCCGTCTTTATTGTATGCTTGTCTTTCTGGAAATCTACCAGCTTCAAATAATTTAGCTGTCTTTTCTACAATTTTATTAATATCATAACCAGCGTTCTCCAAGTACTCCTGCAATATAATTACGTGATCTTCATTTTTAAGATCCAATGTTCCGTTTTTGATACGACTATCACAACCAATTTCGTTTACTAATGATTTAAAGTTCATCTATTATAAATATACATATAAATATATTTATATTTGGACTAATTTCAAATCATTGTAATTATTTCCCAGATAAGTCTTAACTTTAAATCTTTTGTTCTTAAATATTTCAATTAAATCTAAAATATCCTGTCTGTCCGAGTCATTATGAATATCAAACACAATCGAATCATATACATACAAAATAGGTACGATTTTTTTGTTGCTAACAAACTTTAGACATTTACTTAGACTATCAATTCCGTATTCAGTTTCTGCTGCCTGAATGATATAAGCAAATAACTTATTCTTATTTGCGTCCGATATATGTTTATTTGTAATCTTACGTTTATAAACAGGAGTAGTTACATATCCTTTGCTAATAAATCGTTCCCAATATTTTTCTTTAAGTTGTTCTGTCTTTTTAAAATATTCTATGTCTATATATGCATCGCCTATCTGACCATATAAATTGACCATAGTAAGTTTCTTCGCTTTACCAAGCAACTCAGGCGCAACGCAATCGACATTGTAATACTGTTTTGCCAGATGTTCGTATATAGTTTCTTCGGCTGGTACTTTATAATCCACTAAATTAGCTACAATATATGGATGAAATCCAGTAAAGTCAATCATCATCATATGACCGTCACTGCCATATCTTGATACAAAACTAGCTCTACAACCATCGTCTTTCTTCAGAGCTACATAGTTTATACTGTCATACGAATTGCTGGGTCTTCCAGTTGGATTGTATATGTTGTAGTTGGTATATACAAAACCATCATATGTACGAGTTTTAAAGTGTTTTTTAAACTCACCAACATCAACTTTTAATCCATTTTTTTCTACCTCATACAAAGTATCAGTAATAATATCATTGAAAAATTTGAAACAGTATGTGTCTATTTGACGCTGATGTACATCACATATTAGTTCCACTTCATCATCAAAACATTCTTGGTGATTTACATATGGAACTATTAAATTAAACGAGTTTATGTTACGATGGTTCCTAACCAAAAAATCTTTAGTTGTAGATGAACATTCTTCTAGAGTCTCATTATTTTCTATAAAGCCAAATAGACCCACATCAATCAGTTTGCAATTTAACCAATATTTATAGGTCTTCTTATTATTTACGTAAACGATATAGTTTGCGGACTCTATTTCTTTTTTAAAAGTTTCGAATGTAGTATCAGCAATTATATCTCCGTGTGAAAAATTGTAATAATATTTAGAATGGGATTCAAAATCATAAATAAATGCCGCAATAATTGAATTGTATTTATTATGACAATTATTATCTTTAACAATTAATTTTAAATATATTTTCGAATTATACTTCACAAATCTTACTGTACACTATACCTGTGTAAAGTCAAGATTAAAATCCTCGCCAAAATTGCAATGGATCATTTAATATAACATTTATATTTTTAATAAACGATTCAGCTTCTCTTATCCTTAGAATATTATAATTGTATACACCGGTTGTTTCCAAGAGTTTTCCACTGTATACATTAAATTTTGGACCTGTTATTTTCCATTGTATATTTGTTTTTGCAAAAAATTTTTCATTTGTTAAATTATATTCTTTTTGATTTGTTTCAAATACGTTGAAATAGTTTATTCTAGCAACAAAAAATCTATTGATAAATCCATTATCATAATCTTCTTGAGTTATTGTTGGAATATAAGTTGCGGGAGTTAAAAAATTAAAATTTCTTAATCCTACAATATTTCTAACACTAGATGGAGTATCTCGTATCATACAGTTATATATTCTACAGTTGATGATCCCAAACATCTAACTAAAGCGGTTACAACCGTTTCCCACTTACCAGAATTTATTTGGTGTTCTACTTCCAATACTTGAAATACAACATTTCCAGGTACATATGGTTTTGGAAGATTGTTTATTCCAAATACTTGAAAATTTCTAAATGAAAAAATCCCATCGAATGTTAAGCTCAATGTAAAATTGTCAGCTACGCCACTATATCGACTATTGTTTTTGAAGTCTCCATCGTCCAACATCTGAGATAATTTTGCTTTGAAATCTTCAGATAAACACAAATATTTATAATTTTTGTTCGTTTGATCTAACAATTTGTAACCGAATTCGTCTTCCTTGATCGCACCATCTGTGGCGGATTTATCAAGTATAGTTTTTCTATAATAGTTACGAGTACCTTCATTCGATACATTGGCCAATGTTTTTTCTACATTAAGGACTCGTCTGTTATCGACAGTCTCGAAAACTTTTCCAGGAAAAGTGAAAGGAATAATACCTTCCGCTACGTCCGGATCAAGTCGAGGAGTTTTATTGATCGCTTCAAAGAAGTTATTACCGAGTTGTATAAATGTCATACACAAAATTCCGTTTGGTATACCGTCGTTAGCTCCAGCGGATTGCGCATCCGATATAACTAAATTTTCGTCCTCTATTTGTGATTGTGTTCCGGGTACCAAACTCCCATTTTCAATGGTTGATTGAAGCAATTTTTGTAGTTGATATTTTTCCAATCTATCATTGAATTTTAAAAATGGAGTATTTTGCACCTGAGTTAAAACCGCTTGAACATTATTTTGATTAGCTAATTTATTTAAAAAACTATTATTTTGTCCACCAAACTGGACTTGAATAGCTTGTTCATTTGATAAGTTTACATCAAAATTCATTTTTTTATTAATGATGCTTCAACCACCGAGATCAAATGTATAAATCTGTTTTAAAGGTCCAAAGTTATTCATGTTTTTATCTACAATCGATAAAACGGAGTTTCCATTAGAAGACGTAGAAATTCCCTGTACAATTTCAAATTTCCAAAAATTATTAACCGATTCATTTATTGTAGTTAAAATTTTATTAATTAATTGTTTTGGATTCGTTATATCAACATCGTTAGCAATGTCTATAATTGTTTTTGTGGTTATATAAATATTTTTTAAATATCCATAATAATATGGTTTATATTTTACAAAAACTTCTTTACCAAGCTTATCCTTTCTACTTACAGTTTTTTCCTCTGCAAAAGGAAATGCAGCGGATTGTGGTTGGTTGTTATTAGGGCTATTGTAATAAAAATAATTTATAACACGATCTATATCATCTCTTTCTCTGCCGACAGTTTTAAATGTTTTTCTTGCAGAATTTGATGCAATATAAAGACCGTCTATAGCATTTAAATTTTTAAAAAATTCCAATAATTTATTGTCTTTTACAGCAGCTTCATATTTTTTGTTTAACTCTTCGTTGTTCGCAACATGATAGTCAGCTGTTTGTACTAAAAACTTGTTTTTTGTAACATCTGCCATTTCCCCTTTGATGAATCCTCCGATTTCTTTGGATTTACCACGATTTATTTTCGGAGAAACTGGATTTGGAATTAATACGTTTTGATCACACGATATAAGATTGGGATGTGCATTAACAATAATATCTTTTATATCCAACGTGAATTGTTTTGTAACACTATTTGACATAAAAAGATTTATAACGTCGAATATAAAATCTAATTGAACCCATATCTTATCTGATCCCTGATCCACATCAAAGTCGGGTTTATCAGCATATGATGCCTGTTGCAATGACCCGTTCTTCTTTTCTGCGTTTGGGGTAAATCCCTGTATAGCTTGTTGTCGTTTACTTTGTTCATCATTAACCGTGTCACTTGGACTTTGTACAAAGTCCGGACTTTGTTGAGGTGTAACAATTCCATAATCAATAAAATCATTTTGATCGAATTGATTTGTTTCTCCTGTAAATTTAGGATTACGTTTATAAAAATCTTGTCTTCTACCTGCAAAAATTCTATCTTCTGGCTTACCGTCATAAAAAAAGTCTTTAATTTTTGTTTTGTTAACAATATTCGATAGTGTGGCATTTTTTTTATTCAGATTAGCCAAAGATTCCATTAACTTGCCTTTTTGTGTTTCAAGTTTTTCTTTTTCTTTTTTTATCTTTTCTTTTTCTGTATTATAATTTGATTCTGTAGCTGCTTCTGGGGGGATTCTTGGTCCCAAACTGGGTACTTGGGGTCTACCTGTAATACGAGCGTCTGCCACATCTATTGCATTTTGTCTGTTTCTTTGTATAGCCGCATTTCGATCCTCATCTAATTGTTGATCTTTTATTTCATATAGTATTATTTTTCCATCAATATCGTTGATTTGTTGTTCGATTGTTTTTATTTTATCGGTCACACCTGATTGTTGATTAGCTAATTGATCTGCTGGTTGAATACCAGCTATAGCTAAAGCATCAGATGATATTAATTTAATTATATACTCTAAAAAGTTCTGGTTGGATATAATCTGTTTATTAACACCATTTGAATTTATTTGTTTTACATCAGATGTAGATAACAATTCTTTTACTTTTGGCAAATAAGTTTTAACAAATGATTTTAAATCAATAAACTCTTTATCGTCGGCATTATTATTAGTAGTAAGACTAGTAATTGTTGTATTTTGGATTGTTGGATTGGAATCTATTCTCATTCCAGAATAAAGTCCTTGTCTAGATATTGATTCAAATGAACAATCATATGTAAATCCATCTTTTGTTGAAAATGAATATTTTGTTATAATGCCACTGATACATCCATAATTACCATATGACATGTCTGCTCTGTTTAATGCGGTTTGTGGTTTTGCTACAATTTCCCAACATTCATCTATTTTAGAAAGATTAATCAATGACTTTTGATTGAAAAGATTCCACCCAAATTCAATGAAAACATTTATACCCGCTGTAAAAAAGAATGGTGTTAAATATTCAAGTTGAGCTAAACCAAAGCATTTGAAATTAACAGTCGAATAAGTCAAAAATTCTTTGCTCTGTTTAACTGTTACGCTAATAATTCCAGGCGGAGGAAGTATGGATGAAACTTGGCTGTTCTGTGGAAAATCCTTGTTTTCTGGAGCCAAATACCGCATCTGACTTCTGTATTTGTTGTCTATATAATGTGGGTTTCCGTTTGCTTCGTATCCGATAACAGCATACGCATCCGAAAGCGGTTTATTTTGTTGATATCCGAATGCATCAAAAAACCCGTCTCCTGCTTTTAAGATGAATCCGTCATAATCTTTTTCTGAACCGTTTTTGTACAAATAAAAACTTTTTGGTACCATTCCATTTATAGATTTACCCGTACTATTGCTAAATACACGAACCCATGGGGACATTGGCCCTTTATAGTTTTTATGATTTTTTTCGAAATCATATGTTGTGTTGATAAATGGAGTTGGAATGTTCATACCAATATTATTGGTATTACTTCTTCTTCTCAATTCTCTGACGACTTCGGTGGGGATATTTTGTAGTTCCCACCACAGAGGCGATGTATCTGATATTTCTTGATTGACAGCCATAACATTAATTTAAATTCTTCAACTGATTTAGTATAGCAGAAACATTTGATGGTATTCTCAATTGTCTATTGACTCCAACAGATAATTGATAACTAGACAATTTATTTGCTTTAGCAATTATCCACCACAAATTTTCATCACCGTAGTATTTCTTTGCTATACTATCTAAATAGTCAGTTTCACTCGCTGTAATGTAAAAATCATCATATGATTCTGGTATAGACGGATAATATGTTGTTTTGTAAACATTTTTACCATCCCATCTTTTTTCTATCGGTGTAAATTGATATCTCATGGGGTTGGGGTATTTAAAATTCCTCTATTTTGTGGGGGGGCTGCGGCTGCAGATTCAGCTAAATCAGTATCAGTTCTAATATTTGTAGAAAAATTAAAATCTCTATCCAATGTTTTATTGCCCGGACCGTTACTGGTTCCGTAAAAATCGGTACCGATTAAACTCATGTCTGTAATCTGTAGATCATCTAGTCGTTTTTTATCTACAATTGGTACTGGCGAATTTCCCCACGCAGATCTGCCAGCTTTTGGTCTGTCTTTTTCAAGAATAGACATTTGTACGCTGATCTCAGCTGTTCTAGGAAATTGAGCAAATCTACTTTTGGAATTACCTTTATTTCCTCTGGTACTTAATAAATTGTCATCACTGCCCCATTCATAAGCTCGATTCGATCCCCAACTCCAAACATCGTTTGGCGAACTCATATTCTCAGGAATAGTTTCCCAAGAAGCGTCTTCTGGTATATTTACGTTACAACTTTTTATTACAACAAAATGATTTTTATAAAAATCTCCAAGTGTTAGTTGTACCATCGGAGGTACTATAAATCCACCAGCTGCCATTTGTGTGTAATTAGCTGGTTTTGTTAAACTGATCAAGTAGTTAATTCTTTGCCACATTGGCAATAGTTCTTTTATACTATGTGCATTAACTACAAAATTAAAACTCACTTCTCTGGTAAATCCTTTGTAACTATATAATTTATCAGGTCTACCTAAATATTCTATTGGTTCCCATTCAGCTGTATTAGTATCTTGTATTCCTTTTACAGTTGCACTAAATGGTATATATGTTTCATTAACCATATCGTAAAAGTAAAATTTAATAATGTCAGGACCAAATCCTTTATAAGGGGAATCCTTTCCATATTGTTTATCAAATTGATCTTTATTTAGTACATCTAGCGAATTTACGTAATCAACATTGTTGGTTGGTTGTATAAATCTATCGATACCATATTTTTTTCCTAATCTGGTTGGAAATTGAATTCCTGGATCTGTGCTAAATTTGTCGGTGTATTTGGTTTTTACATCTTTTAGATAATCCATACCAATACTATTATCTGCATTCCTGTATTTAGCGAATTGTAATGGTTTGACATTTTTCTTACCAAAAAAACCAATAGCATATAAATCATTAGCAGGTGTACCGACTATATTATCAATAGCTTTATTTAAATTTTCGATTATTAATTTAGTAGGAGTCGTGGTGTCGTCGCTAAATGTATCTGGTAAAAGTTTTGAATTTTCAATTAATACTTTATAATTTAATAACTGATCACTTTGTTCTATGAATGTACCTGAGGTTCGATCAGCGTTTACTAAATCTGTGTATTTTAAATCGCTAGTGCTTTGACCATTTACAGTAATAGGATTGCCAAATCTATTTTTCCCAGTCTTCCCAAAATCAGAACTTTGTACTGGCTCCACATTGCTATAATTAGCATTTCCTTGAAATATAACAACTCCAACTGATTTTTGTTGTTCTTGATTTCCATATGTTTTGATGTATCTATCATTTCTAAGAGTTGATGATGGATTGACACTACCATGATAAAATCTTTGATTTGCTCTTAATCCTGTAAATTTTTGGTTTGTTCCTATACCAATCGCTTTTTTCAATCCACTCAAAATACCACCACTTTTTGTTGGGGTAATACCTGAATCATCAAACAACTTACCAGCATTTAGATACAAGTCATATGTTTGTTCGTCTGCACGATAATTTGCTTTCCATGGCTGTGTAGGAGGTATAATGCCACCTAATAAAGTATTGTTTTTTAAGAAACTGCCAACGCCTCCCAATAATCTTTTAAAGAATTTTACTCCTCCACTAGCTACTAATTTGCTGTATCGTGGAGCGTTGTAAGCGTTTGTAGCTGTCTGACCTCTTAATAAATCTCTTACATCCGGCCTTGCTAGAGGAGCTACTACTCTATCCGAGTTATCAGCTCCCCCTAATAAAGATGTAAATGTAGATAGACCAAATCCACCACTAGCCCCACTAGCAACGCTACTTCTAGGAGGCGATGGTACAGATGGTCCACTGCCATATAATCCGCCTACTGTTTTAATTATACTACCCAAACCTGTACCCCCTATTAGCCCACCAACTATATTACTAGTATCGAGATGTCTTGTAGGTCTATCGGCTAAACCAAATGATGCTAATCTTAACGCAGATATAATTGGAGAAGCTGGATTATAAACTTTTGTTTCATCAAATGGTTGAAATCCTTGTAAATATATCTGATTTAAAACGAACTGAATACCTTTGTTGCTTGATAAAAATTTTGTGATTCTACGACCGTCTCGGATAGACGCGTCAATTGGACCTTTTATCTTACTACGTTGTCCCTGTTCAATGTTTGTGTATTCAAACATTTGACTTGCTACAGGCCCTTTTAAATACAAGTCTTGTGGCTTATTTTTAGTATATAATACCTTAGAATTACCCGCAGTGGCAAATAGTCTTTCAATTTTGCCTGGGGATCTAATGTTAATAAACTCTTGCGTTGGAACTGGTAATTTTAATCCAGCTCCTTGAATGTTGTCATATGTGGTAAGCTGAGTACCACTATTACCATATCCTTCAGCATATGTATTACTATTTGCCATTACTTATAAATAGTATTAAGCTCTAGTTGTTGCTTGTCCAAATCCACCAGATTTTAACATTGTTGTAGATAAAGCAGCATTAATTCTTTGACCATCCAGATTTACAGCTATACCACCATTTGCCATCATTGTCATTAATTGATCTATTTTAGCTACGAGCTGTTGATTGCTCGTTTTTATTACTGAAATTAAAGTATTATCTGTGGTTTCTACAAGTTTATTTGTCGTAGCAGAGTCTACGTTGATTTCAGGAGGAGATATGTTTTTGATTTCGTCATAAGCTTTATTAACCGATGTGATCAAAGAATCTTGTAATTTGGAACCAATCGATGAAAATCCACCGGTTACTTTGATTTCAGGAGGAGATATGTTTTTGATTTCGTCATAAGCTTTATTAACTGGCGTGACTAAAGAATCTTGTAATTCAGGACCAATTGATGAAAAACCTTTAGCTATTAATTTACCAGCTTTAGATGGCGATTTTCCGAAAAACCACTCATCTAATTTTTTCTTAACGATATCAAATGGCAAAAATGCTTCTATAATTGCTTTTGGTATTAAAAGCAATCCTTTTACAATCATTTCTCCCCATGTTCCCCCCTCTTCAAACATTCTTTTTAAATCTCGTATATAATTACGAATAGATAAAAGAGCGCCTATTATCTGTCCTATAACAGGAATTTTTGTACCAAATATTTTTATAAAACTTCCCGCAAATTTTGCAACCGTACCTATAATTTTCCCAACTGCTAAAAATTTAGTACCAAATATGGACATTGCTCTACCCCACGTTTGTAGGTATGTTCCTATTCCAACAATGTACGTTGATAAAGGTTTAACAAAACCTAAAATTCCAAACATTGACACTTTTATATAAGGCAATACAGCTGTTGCGATTGTTAAAAGTCCATCTAATATTTCCATAACTGGCTCTGCCAATTCACTCATAAGTTGATTAAACTTGTTTTGAATCTGTGTTAATTTTTCTTGATTTGCTTTTCTTAAGAACTCTTGTTCTGCAATTTTACCTTCGTCTTCAGCTTCTTGAGCTTTAAGTTGCATCAATTTTTGATATTCTTGATATCTTTTTTGTATGTTTTTATCAGTACTATTTGCAACCAATTGCATGTTCTTTTCAGTGGTCAACATGTCCTGCAATTCTCCAACACCCTTACCAGCAGCATCAGCGAATGCTTTTTGTTTGATTGGATCTAATTGATTAAAATTAACCTGTTTAGTAAGTCTCAATATTTCTTTATTTGCACCAATTATATTTTTATTGAAAAATAACTGTCTTGCGTAATTAAAATTAATATTTTGTCCCAATAATGCACTTGCTTTTAATTCGGATGCTATACTCGATTCAAAATCTAAAAGTTTCTGCGCAGAAGCAGCCGCTTTATTTAAATCTATACCCATCATTCTAGCAGCCGTAGCAGCTTTAATTATGGAAGTAGCAGACGCGCCTATATAAATTCTTACATCATCGGTTGCTTCACTTACATCCTGCATTATCTTTGCGAGAGGAACACCAGCTGCAGATGCCATTTTTTGAGCAAAACCAAGCATTGCTCTTTGAGAAGATGTTGATTTTCCAGATATACCGCCGATTGTCTTTAAAAATTTAGCGCTAACCGCTTCGGTGATTCCAAATTGTTTTGCTAATGCAGTGGTGGTTGTTACCAATTTTGTATCTTCAGCAACCGATCTATTAAATTCATTAGTGATTTCATTTATAGATTTAGCTATATCATCAAATGTAGCCCCCAAATGCATTGATTCAATGCCAACTTGTTTTATTAAAGATTCTAACTCTTTTGCTTGCCCTGGCAAAACTCCTAAATTTGATCTTACAGAAACAGCAGCTTTATCAAATAATTTAAAATTTTCATAACCGACTTTTAATATTTCTGCTAAAAATGCGCCCGAACTTGCCGATCCTTCAATTAATTTGCCTAAATTTCCGAGATCTTTTATAATCAATCCTGTTTTTTCGAATAGAAAATTAAACGAACTTTTCAGTGCACCTGTAACGCTGTTCGTATCTATTACACCATCTCTTATTAAGTCAATGTTATTTAATATATCTTCAGACTTCTGTCTTTCTTCCTCCAATTCATTTACAGTATCACTAATAGCAGAAGAATTTTCTCTATTATACCGCAATTCTGCACCACGTAATACATTTTGTATTTTTAACGATTCTATTGCTTTTAAACGTTCTGCATTATCAATTCCTGCTTTTACAAGATTTGATTGCAATGCTCTTATTTGAGCCGCTGCAATTCTCATTTGAAGTTCAGTTTCTTCTTTCTTAAACTTTAATCCTACAGAATCTAGATATGAAGATTTTGATTTAAGCTCATTTATTTTTTCGGAAAGTGCGTTACTAGTTTTTTGCGCTATTAAATATTTCTCTGCAATATTTGAATTTTGTTGCGCGGCTTTGACAATATTTTTAAAATTATCACTCAAAAGATCGGTGGTATTCTTTATTTTAGTAAATTCCGCACGTAAATTTCTTGACAAATCAGTCATGTCACTAACTGATTTTTGCATTGAATCTAACTCTGAGGATGTTAATCTATCTGCCATAAATTATATAATATAAATATAAATATATTATATTTTAGAACGGTTTATCTACTTTAGACTTGGATTGTGGTTTTGATGAACTTTGATCGTAGCTCTTGTTTTCTTGTTCTTTTAACTTAACAAGTTGACTGTAATAAAAATTACGTAAATGTACCGGCAAATTATACGCAATATTTACATTTACTGCTCCGTTGGAAAAGTAACTTAACTGGAATATTTGTTCGTGGAGATGCAATCTATACTCAAGACTCAGGCCAAAAAAACTGGACCGTCATCGGTACATCCATCCTTTCTTCATGACTGCAACTTGAACACACAAAGTTAAAAGTCATATCCAATTCAGGAGTTATTTCACGAGCATATGCTCTTAAAGCCATACTATCTTTAGATAACAATTCATTATCAACAAATTTGTTAATAGTAGCTCTATCAGTCTTACCATCGATACCAATTATCAGTTTTTTTAAACGTGTGGTAATTTCACTACTACCACCAGATTTTAAAAATTTTGCAGTTGCTTTTAATTCAACATCTATATCAGTTTCGTCTTTTGAATTCAGAAGTCTGAAAGATACAACTTTCTTGGAATATGGAAGCTGAAATTCAAAGTGGTTATGACCTTTTTGTACTTTTTCAAACGTATATGGTTTTTCATTTAGTTCGCCTAAATTAACCACATTTTTAGATTCTTCATAACACTTCTGACATCTAATTTGTACAGGACCATAATTATCACCATACGCCAATCGCCTTGCAGCAACAAACAAAGCGTTTTTATCACACAATAACAAACTATCTACATTAACGTTGGGAGTTACAATCAAACTTTCAAGTAGCTTGTCCAATACAACACCCTTCTTGATTAAATTCTGACTGGTAAGAATATCTTCTTCTTTTGCAGTCATCATTTTCATATCAATATAACCCAAACTTAGTGGATCATTATCAGAATAAAAATAACCTTTGCTTGGTAAATCAATTCGTTCCGATGGATATGAAGTGGATTGTGATTCTTTTTGTACAGCACTACGTGTAATTATAATTTCGTCATTCATAACTTTATAACAATATATAGAACTTTATATAACTTTTTAGTAATTATATTTAAGTTGATTGCATTTGATTTTTAGCCGATTGTGACATTATTTTAGCACGGTTAACCATATCTTTAGCTTTTTGCACAACAGCATCAGTGGCTTTCTTATCTTCATCAGATACAGCAGCATCTTGTTGAGCTTCAGCCGCATCCAACTTTTCATCGGCATCATCTTCTTCAGCCTCTCTTTGTTTGTATAAAGCTGTATTAGCCAACTTCTTCAGATTGTTGACTTTGGACTCATCCTCCTTCATCATACCCACAATCAATTTCTTTATAACACTCTTTTGCTTTTCTGTCAATTCAGTAATAGTACCACCTAATTTGTTATTCATAATATTATATACAGTATCATCGTATTTACCAAACAAATCTTTAACAAAAGACTTTTTTAGCTGTGGAGTTAAATTAACATATTGAGATCGCAATTGACTAGCACTTCTAGCAGGCATTCCCAATACCGTAAAATCAGTGGTTGGTACAGTGTCAATATATCCGTGAGTTATAGCTGGTTGTAATTTATCTAAATTCTTAGGAATTGGCTGTAAATAAGCTGGAGATCCATCTTTTTTAACAAATCTACTAAATCTCGGATCTTCAGCCATATCTTTTTCACTAACCGCAAAAACAATACTATCACGATTAATATCAATAGGAATTTGCCCAACCAAACTCTGTAGGTTATAATTGTTTTTTACTTTAATTATTTTGTTAACAGGTACCCCAGTTAAAGTCATCATTTTGACTTTTTCATCAAAACTAAATGGCGACTTAGGCAGTTCAACTACATCGGTTGTTGTTATATAAACATCGTTACCACCGTATTTACTGCTTAAATAATTGTAAACTCCTTTATGTCCTTTATGAAAAGGATGAAATCTACCTGGGTATATTACAAATATTTTCTTGCCTAGTTCCATATAATAATAAATAGAAAAACCCCAGCATTTCTACTGGGGTTCTTTTTAATAAAGTTAAATCAATACTGTAAAATGCAATAATCCATCTGTACAGTCAAGTTGATTGTAACAGCTTCACCATCATTACTCCAATCCATTTCTCCAAAAGTAGCTTCAGTAATAAAGCATCCACGTAGACTCCATTCTTCAACTTTATCGCCCACTGGACCAAGAACGTTGATAGTAAGATCTTTTTTATAGAAATCTTGATAACCATCACGACCCGTAACGGATTCATGATGCAAACGTACCCACTCCATTACTGCTTGCGCTCCGCTTGGTACAATTGGATCATACAATTCCATTGTAATTGTTTGCCAGACACTCTTTCCTTTATAGAATGTCTTGATATTGATATGATCAAGTTCTTTTGCTGGTTGACTTAGTTTTGGTCTATCAGTTTTCTTGATGATGAAAGATGGAATTCCATCAACGTACAAAATAAACCTATTTTTAACCTTTGGTTCATATGCCGTTGTAAAAATTTCGTTTGGATTTAGTAGTTCTGCCATAAATTATACCTTATTACGTTATAGATATAAATATTAAAAAAATTAATTTTATACAAAGTTTTTTATATTTTAGATAATTCTTTATCAGTTAATTGTGTAACTGTATCTCTTAATTTGTTTATATACCCAGTTGACCGCAACAGTTTGAATGCTAAATTTTCGGTGCTAAATTCCCCACTCTTATCTAAACCAGCTTGACGCATATCGTATATACGTTTAGTTAACTTCTTTATTTTATTGATATCTTGTTGTTGTATAGCCACATTAATTGATTGTACTAATTGTTTGTATTTCTTTTTAATAGCATCTTTGTCAACTTTTATATCTTCATGCTTTGGTTTTTTTACCCAAGTAGATTTCATTAAACTATATACGGATTGACTGTTATTAATCTCAGACTTGTCTTGAATATAAACTTCAACTGGATGGTTGCCTATCTTGATATCATGCGATTGATTCCATTTGCTTTTTAAGCCGTCAACATAATTTTTAACTAACTCTTCATCATCGCCTATTTTCGAAAAATCTACAACCAAGTGCAAATCTATATCGCTGGTTGGAGTCCAATTATATCCGGCAGTACTGCCAAGAAAATATATGTCTTCCAATGGTACGGTCAATTCAGTGTCCTTATAAAATGTATTAGCAACTTTTAAAAGTGTATTTAATACATCCGGTTTGATATCATCTTCAGTTGCCCATATTGCTGGATTTAATATACTATTATAAATTCTATGCTTTTCTTTGATTCCAAGTATTTCTTTTAATTGATTTATAGTATCAATTGAATTAGTATGAAGAATTGCTTTACCGCCAGCATTTATAAAATCATTCACAACATCTTCACGGTCATCTATTAATACACTATCAGCAGTTGCAAATTTAGATTTATCTTTTCTATTAGGCACTAAGTTCGCTTCAAATGTTATGCCTTTATCTTTAAGCCATTGTTGTTTGCCAATCTTTGATTTAGCATCAGATGCATGACTTAGTATTTGTACATTAGGAAAGCTATTTACAAAATTATAAAGCAATTTACCATCTTTCATCCATGGCATATTAGCATAATATTCAGGACTATTTTTATTTACCAACTTAAATAGATTCTGCTTGCCATATAAACTATCATAAGTATCTACAGGTATTCCACCACTATAGCGCTTAAATTGAGCTTCCCAATCACTAAGCACTCCATCCATATCTACATATATTTTGTAATCATTACTAATCATTTATAATAAATATAAGCATATACAAGCACTATACTATATAACTTTATATAAACATTTTAAGTTCAATAAGCAATCAAAGCGCTTACTATGCTTATACTTTATATAATAGAGTAAGTCAAGTTATAATAATAAAATTTATTTAATCATGTCTGACAACTGTTGTTCACTTACAGTTGCAACTACACGTGAATGTATTCGACGATTTAATTCTGTTCTTATTAAATCTAGATCAATCTGATAATTTCTTATAGTTTCATGATAATCAAACGCAATTGCTTTAAGTTCGATATCACTGAATTCAAATAGCGGTTTTGTAGATATTATATTTTTTTCCATAACATTTATATATATTGATTTAGTACATTAGATAGATTTTTTATAAATAACTGTTTATTATATTTGTTGGCTATTATTGCCGCTTTTTTTCCTTTACTAATAACTTCTTCTCGGTTATTATAACAATATAACATTTTTTCAATCATATCTTGTTCTTTAAACTCGGACCATTTTGCACCGTGTTTACCCCAACAGCCTGTACTATACACTTCGTTATAATCTACTTCAAATCCAATTTCTTTATCAACAAATTCTGTCAATCCCCCATAATTTGTATATATAATAGGTCTGCCGCAGCACAGACTTTCTTGTTGCATCATTCCCCATCCCTCACACGTTGCGCCGCTTACATATACATCTAAATCATGATACCAATCTCGTAACTGTTCTTTAGTATATTTAACACTGATATATTTCAATCGGGGATCCAATATTTTTTCAGTAGTAGACGAACATGTTTTTATTTGCAATTCCACATTCTTTATACCACTAAACGCTTTGAGAAAACACATCACCGATTTATTTAAATTTTTACGGGGATCTTCATTGGATATACCGAAGACAAATTTATCTCTAATAAAATGTTTTTTATAAAAATAATTTTCAGTATCACAAAACAAAGGCACAACATCAATTTTTGTGTTTAATCCTTGGTTAATAAAATTATCACGATTGTAACTATTCGGAACAATAATATGACTGAACCTACTTAATATTTCAATTACAAGATCATTGACTTTAGTGCTTTCCCACATTGTTAACAATATACGGGGTCTGTCAAAACTCATGTGAGTTAAAACATTTTCAATAGATATATCATTAGACATACACAATACTGATAAGTCTAATAAAGACGGGTCGAATGTATGTGATTTATCAAAGAACTTAATATACCTGTCAGATATTTCACTATACGTCCTCGGGATAACATTATAACCAACTGAATTAAGATCAGTTAATAAAACATACAATAACTCACCATATCCAGAAACAAAGTTATACTTGGAACTTAACGTTATGTTTTTCAATTTGGTATATAATAACTACCTATAACGTTTTGTGATTGTAATAATTTATTAGCAGAGATCGTTATAGATCCGCTCAATAAAGAAAAAGCTGTATCAACGCATTCTTCATTTGTTTTTCCAATAAACTGTGAACCCGACATTGATGAAGTTAAAATAACTTCGTGGTATATCGACGACGATTCGTCATCTTCTCGCATAACACTAAAACCTACTATTTTAGCAGGTTCTTCGTTGTATTTGTGATCTGCATATCTAATAATTTTAAATTTAATATTATTCATACGTTATTCAATAGTTTTATGCCCATAGTCTTATATAATATGTTCCAGTTGCAACCGCCGTAGCTGGTCCAACTGATGCCCCAATTTTTATGCCCAAATATCCACTAAAAGTGGGATATGTACCGACAACTCTAGCATCGCCTAAACAATTCGTAACCTCTAATACCGGTTTAGTAGTAGCATTAGTATTTATAAGTATTTTTCCATCCGTGGCACCGGTCAGTGCAGCCGCGCCAACCCCAAGTGTACTATTTGTAGTACTATTACCAGCAGCAAGAGCAATTGTAGTTGTAGGTGAAGCAAGTGTAATAGTTGACGTTGAAATAGAAAGAGCTGTAACCCCACCGGATACTTGTGTGACAAATTCTATAATTGTACTTGATATTTTTATATATTCACCGGTACCGACGAGTGACCCAGCGTTCATCCAAGCATCGTTACCAAATACAGCGTATGGTCCACCGGCACTAACATAAGCTTGGCTCGTAGATGTGCCAACTCTGTAATATCCATTATCAGGTACATTTGTATTTTGTAACGTTGCCATATATTAATTTAAATTTGTTGTATTCATGCGTTAAACCACAATCTTATATAATATGTTCCCGGTGTAAAAGCAGTCTGCGGAGCCGTCCCACCAACACTTGATCCGATTTTTATGCCTAAAAAGCCTTTAAAAACAGAATATGTAGCAGTACTAATCGATCCATTGCCTAAACAATTTGTAACTTCCAAAAATGGTTTAGCAGTACCACCAGCATTTACAAGTATTTTTCCATCCGTGGCACCGGTCAGTGCAGCCGCGCCAACCCCAAGTGTACTATTTGTAGTACTGTTACCAGCATTAGCAACAATTGTAGTTGTAGTCGATGAGATCACAGTTGTGTAGGCAGAAACAGAAAATGGATTTACAAATGCGGTTGCAGACGTATAAAAAAATAAACTATAATTATATAATTGTAAAAATGGTCCGGCGCCGACCCATGCCGCTCCGTTGTAGTAAACGCCGTTGCCAAGATGAGCGAATACTCCACCACTGCTAACATAAGCGTTGTTTGTAGACGTGCCAACTCTGTAATATCCACCATCGGGTACCGTTGTAGATAGTAATGATGCCATATATTATGTTCCCCACAACCTTATATAACGTGTTCCGGCTACAACCGCCGTAGCTGGTCCAACTGACGTTCCAATTTTTATGCCTAAAAAGCCTTTAAAAACATTTTTTGTAGCAGTACTAGTCGATCCATCGCCTAAACAATTTGTAACTTCCAAAAATGGTTTAGCAGTACCACCAGCATTTACAAGTATTTTTCCATCAGCTGCAGCTGTACCTGCAGCTGCTCCAACCCCAAGTGTACTATTTGTAGTACTATTGCCTGCACTTGCAACAATTGTAGTTGTAGTCGAACCAATTGTAGTGGTTGCCTCAGCGCTTGAAAATATTATAGTGGTAGGACTAGATACCGGATTCATATAAAAATTTAATTGTGAAGTTGTTACACGTAAAGCAGGACCACCGGCGCCTTGCCAATTCGACCCGTCGAAATACGCGCTAAATCCAAAATTAATAAAACTTCCACCAGCACTAACATAAGCGGTGTTTGTAGTTCCAACTCTATAATATCCATTATCAGGTACAGTTGTATTTTGTAACGTTGCCATACGTCAATAAATATATTATAATCCCAATTTATTATTTATTATATCAATTTGATTTTGTTGTTTATCTATAATAACAACCAACTCTTTAATACCCTGTACCAATACAGCCGTTAATTTAGTATAATTAATACCTTCAATCTTTCCATCCGAATTATAACTAACAAATTCAGGATATATCTTCAACATCTCTTCAGCTATAAAACCAATAGACTCATCACCAGTATCTTTATATTTAAAGTATACCGGCGTTAATTGCATCAACTTAGACAAATGTGGTGGAACTAACGGTCTAATATCAGTCTTGGATTCTTTTGTAGAAGTTTCAGTTAACGTTGTAGCACTTACAGTACCAGCTACAGTTAATGTAGTACCTGATACAGAAAGAAAACTAACACTAGCAACTGTTGTACTTGGACTACTTCCAGTACTCTTTACTAAGAAATCCGGTGCATTAGTAAATACTCCAGTACTAACTCCACTTGTACCTGAAACAGATCCGGCATAAGAAACACCGCTTCCGCCTGCGCTACCGCTACTTCCACTTGTTCCACTAGATCCGCTTGAGCCACTTGCGCCACTTGTACCGCTGCTTCCATTGGATCCGTTTATACCGCTTGATCCACTTGATCCATGTGTACTGGAACTGTTACCACTTGATCCACTTGTTCCAGCTGCGCCACTTGTGCCGCTGCTTCCATTGGATCCGTTTGTACCACTGCTACCGCTTGATCCATGTGTACTGGAACTGTTACCACTTGATCCACTTGTTCCAGCTGCGCCACTTGTGCCGCTGCTTCCATTGGATCCGTTTGTACCACTGCTACCGC